GGTACAGGTATGGGCTGCACAGGATAAAGCAGCAGCCGATTCTCTTGCTGCCACAGCGGCCACCACGGCAGCTACAGCCTTCCAGGCAACCATCGACAAGTTCAAGTCTTTCTCAGCAGCGCTGCTGACGTTCAGAGACTCCCTGATGCTTGGGAACTTATCCACACTGACGCCGGAGCAGAAGTATGTTGAGGCGAGCGCTCAGTACCAGAAAACTCTGCTGGCAGCACAAGGCGGTGATACGGTCGCGCAGCAAGCATTGACTGGCTCGGCATCGGCCTTCCTGCAAGCGTCACAAACCGCGAACGCTTCCGGTGCACAGTACCAGCAAGACTTTGCCAGTGTGACGAAGGACATGTCGTCGACATCGGCATTGGCGTTGACTCAGGCAAGCCTTGCGCAGTTGAGCCTCAACGCGGAAAACGCCCAGTTGGCTGTGCTGAACCAGATTAACGCCAACCTTACCACTGTAAGAACTGTTTCCGGTACGTCTGGAGGATTGGCCCCCGTCAACGGCTCCCATGCCAGCGGTCTAGACTATGTGCCATTCAACGGCTACCGTGCGGAGCTGCACTTAGGCGAGGCAGTATTAACGGCCAATGAAAATATCAACTACCGGAATATGGGTCGAGTGGATATGACGCCTTTGACTAGCGAAATCAAAGCGCTGCGTGCCGAAGTGGCAGCGCTCCGCGCAGACCAGAGCAAGCAGACTGGAGCCTTGATCACCTCTAACTATGATGCCAACAGCAAGGCCGCGGACAAGATCGCGACAGGTGCCAAGGAGGCGTCCAAGGCTGCAGCTTGGGCTGTTAAATCGAAGGCGACGGTCGTATGACGGACGCACAGTACGCAGCGTGGCTGGTAGACCCTTCGGCGATTAAGTTGGTATTGGTCGAGGTCGTCGTCAACGTCGCAGGTGTGGACATCACCCGCTACTTATCCACAGGAGGCTACACGACCAGCGCAGCGGACACGCCAGCGAACACGGCGTATCTTCCTGTGGTCTCCCCTGGCAACCAGTTCACGGAGAGTATTTCGCTTGATACAGCCGCTAATCTCGACGCGGGTGACATTGAAATCTACAACGCTGCAGGTGAGCGCGATAGCTGGTTGTCTGACATTTGGGTGAATCGCCCCCTACAAGGCTTCATAGGCGACCCTAGATGGGCACGCAGTGACTTCCGCATGATCTTCAATGGGGTGGTAGCCGACATCGACAGCAAGAGCCGTGACACGCTTAATTTGCTGCTGAGAGATAAGCTGCAACGGTTGAACACGCCGGTTTCCGATGTCGTTCTCGGAGGCACCACAGCGAACAAGAATGAGGTCATCCCTCTGCTGTTTGGCGAGTGCCACAACATCACTCCGCTACTGACCAATCCAGCTACGCTGGAATACCAAGTCCACAACGGGCCTATCGAAGGATTTATCGAGGTGCGTGACAATGGCGTGCCGGTGTCATTTACCCCTTACGTTGCAACGGGCAAATTCAACCTGCTTGCGTCTCCGGTGGGCGCAATCACAGTCAGCGCTCAAGGGGACAAGCCGGCCGGCGTCTACCACAACACGATATCAACGCTCGTGCAGAGGCTTGCTACAGGGTACGGCAAGGCGTCTGACCAGTTCCTGACCGGAGACCTGGACGCGGCGAACCTTGCGGCGTTCGACACTGCGCACCCGCAACCTGTGGGTATATACCTCAAAGGAAGGGAGAACACGCTCGCCAGCGTCCAGCAACTTGCAGCGAGCGTCGGCGCACAGGTCTCCATGTCCCGTACAGGGCTGCTGAGGTTGATTCGGATCGCCTTCCCTCCAATGGGAACACCTACGATCATCACGACCAGTCAGATGACTGAACGCAGCCTATCGGTAGTCGGGCGTACACAGGTCGTATCAGCGGTAAAACTTGGTTATTGCAAAAACTGGACTGTCCAGGACGGCCTACTTACCGCGATCCCCGCAGATCACAAAGACCTATTTGCCCTTGAGTGGTTGAGCGTCACAGCGTCGGATGCCACGACAAAAGCAACTTATAAACTGAACACCGAACCAGTCCAGATCGATACCTTACTTCTTACGCATGTAGATGCTTCGGCAGAGGCCACGAGAGAACTAGGCATAGGCAAGGTGCCACACACCACCTATCAGTTTGAAGGAACGCCTGACCAGATGAACTTAAACCTCGGCGACCCTGTAACACTTGTACATTTCCGTTACGGCATGGCCGCAGGCTTAACTGGTGTAGTGGTCGGCCTGACGCCTAACTGGATAACAGGTCGTGTAACCGTGCAGGCGCTCATCTGATGGCTATCATTGTAAATGACCGAGACGTGATACTGCAGGCAGCGAATCCTCGCACCATCACGGCGACACTCCCAGGGTTCACCGTCGCGGACGCGACCGCGGCACTTGCGGCCTTAGTAAATATCGCTTCAGACTCTGTGTTGTCCAAAAATGAAAAACCCGGAGTTGTCGCAAACTACCAAACCATTTTATTGAAGCAAACGAGCATTGACACAGAGGCTGGAATATTTGGGGCGAAGACGACAGGTACTTACAACACCGCTATCACAGATCTGACCACGTACCTGACAGGGTTGACCCCGGCTTACAACGACTACACCACTGACACAGCTATCGTTGGTGCTACGCTCATCTCAAAATTCAATGACGTGTATGTAGCGGAGCAGGTTTTACACAATGAGATTGCAACGATTGCATCTAGCGGAGTGTTGATTGGGGCCTCGAATATTCAGACTGTAATGGTAGGAGCTAATCAGATAAATACGCCGATAACATCTTACTCCACGACTCACGTTACCTCCGCCACAGTAGCGGCTTCTGTCGAGGTAATAGTAGCTTCTATAACTATAACAGCTACAGGGGGACCAATATTTATATCTGCGTGCGTTCAATTTAGTCAGGGGAGCCATCCAGGCTACGCATGGCTGGACCTGTTCAAAGATTGTTCTACTTTCGATAGCGGAACTACAGTCGGTTTCCCTCCTCCAGGCGTGCAGTTGCGTAATGTATCTGGCTATTATGACGGAAGTAACGTAGGCACACTTGTAATGGAAATGTCAGACACCCCCTCGGCAGGTAGTCATACTTACCAACTGGCCTGTGGCTCCTCCTCTGCTTATTACATGGATTTCTACAACAGTTTTATGTCTGTGATGGAGATTAAACGATGAAGTACATAATCCACAATTCCTCAGGGAAAATAACTCGTCTCATGCACTGTCCTGAAGACCATATAGCTTTGCAACTTAAAGAGGGGGAGACTGCAGTAGCCGACAGATGGGGAGATACACAAGACTCCAGACACAAAATTATAGCCGGTGAGCGCGTAGAGTTTGTGCCTGTCGAAGTTTCTACCAGCGTAAGCATCCTGCGCGCAAGAGCCTATCCTTCGGTCAAAGACCAGTTGGATGCTCTTTGGCATGCAATGGATAAAGGCGTGCTACCAATGGTTGCGGATTTTTACCAACCGATTGCGGAAGTAAAGACCAAGTATACAAAGGGAAGTTAAATGCCAAATCTCCGTATCCTGTATGACAACGCCGCCGACCGGAACCTGACGCTCACAGCGTCAACGACCGCAGGAACACTTGCGGCGTCGAACCTCCTCACGGATATCAAATCTCAAGTGTGGCGTTCTATAGGTACGTCTGCGACCTTAACGGCAACCTGGGCCAACGCGGAACTGATAGGCTGTGTAGCACTACCCTTCTGCAACTTCACCTCCACCGCGACGATTCGTGTGAGAGGCTACACCAACGTAGGCGATGCCACCCCTCTGTTCGATACAGGTGCCGTGCTGGCCTGCGCCTACGCGCCGTTTGGCCTCTGGGACTGGGGTCTCGCCCCTTTAGGGGTCAACGCGTTTTCCTACGGGGGCGGGGCTTACGCCAACGTGTGGATTTCGCCCAATTGGGTGAAGCAACTTGTCATCGACCTCACAGACACGGCGAACACCGAAGGGTATCTCGAAGCCTCCAGACTGGTGACGGGCGCTTACTGGTCTCCGGCGCTCAACGCGGACTACGGTGCAGCCGTTACGGTAGTAGACAACAGTACCCACCTGAGAAGCGATGCAGGCGACCTCATGACTGATACCGGCACACGAGCCAGGAAGATGACGTTCAACTTAAGCCAGATGGTTTCTGCAGACCGCGCGAAGATGATGAGTATCCTTAGAGGGAATGGGATGCCAAAACCTATGTACGTGAGTCTGTACCCAGAATCAAGCGACCCTGTGCTGGAACAAGACCACCAAATCTACTGCAAGCTCTCGGCGAACTCCGCTGTCTCCGCGCCATTCTTTAACGTATATGCGGCTCCACTAGAGCTAGAGGAAATGTAATGGCACTGAAATTCTATCCAGGGCAAGGCGACTACCTCGCACAGTTGAACAACGTAGCGGACATCACCAATGTCTATCTGCTAGGCGCGAAAGCCGCGAACCCGACCACGGATAACAACGGGAACCCGCTGGTCATCAGTGCGGTGTACTGGAACACCGTAGCCCCTGAGCTTCGTATGTGGACAGGCGCGGTCTGGACTGCGATCCCTACAGGGAGCTACTCGTTAGCCGCAGATAAAGACGCCAGTGGTGGCTACGCAGGATTGACAGGCTTCGCAATCAACCTGTGGAACGCGGCCAAGACGTTTAAATCCTCTCTCACGTTTAGTGGCGCAGCAAACCGCGTACATACGTTCCAAGACCGGGACGGAACGATTGCGGACAATACTGATTTGGCGCGCTATACGCCGATCGCATCCTCCCTGTTTTCCAAAACCGACACCAGCACCGTCGCATTCACAAAAACTGCTGCCGGGACCGTGAGCGTGAAGGCCGGAACTGCAGTCGAGGTGGCCGGGGTACGCCTGACGTGGGCAGTAGATACCGCCGTCACCATGCCAAGTCTGACCGCTGGCACCGACTACGCCATCTATGTCTGTACTGACGGCAGCATCCGTGCCGATGCTAGCATCTCGGCACCATCCGGCTACACCACGGCCAATAGCCGCAAGGTCGGTGGTTTCCACTATGGTCTGGTGGCAGCTGCCACGACTGTTGCAGGAGGATCGTTTGCCACCACCGGCAACGGCATGATCTGGGCCCAGGGCGATGTTGACAACATCGCCGGCATCAACAAGTTCTCAATTTGGGATTTGAAATTCCGGCCAAGGTGTAGCGATCCGCGCGGTATGGTCTTGGTCAATGGCATGCTATGGGTGGATATATACCTATGCAGCACCGATACCGCCGCCAATGGCACCAGCAAATACAATACGAACATCGCCTCAGGCACCGTGTTGCCGAAAATTCCGGCTGCCTTCGGTGGCAACGGCACCACAACCTATCCAACGCTCAATTGGTGGGTAGCTAATGAGCTGGCCAGAGCCAATCAAAAGCGCATTATGCGCGAAAGCGAGTTTGTCGATGCTGCATTTGGTGTGACTGAAAATCAATCTATTGATGCGACTAGCTCAACTTACCCAACTACGCAGCGCAATGCGGGCTATACCAGCAAATATGGAATTGAAGAGGCGTCTGGCCATCACTGGATTTGGGGTGAAGATTCAAACTTCTATTCTGAAGTGGCCAGCCCCGCAGGTATCTGGAAAGACCTCAACGGAAATACCGGTGCAGCAGGTACCGGCCGCGGTCAGGTCTATACCTTCGGCACATATGGCTTGGCGCGAGTTCTGCTAGGCGGCGCTCGCACGTTCGGCGCGAACTCCGGGTCGCGGGCTTCCAACTGGGGCCTCTCTCCGTGGCACTCGGACTGGGGCATCGGCTTGCGTGCCGCCTGTGACCACATGCAACTTGCTTAAGGGAGCGAAAGCGACCGATGGAAGTCATGAGCGACGAGCTGTCAAGTCAGCGGCAGCTGGCGATTATCGAGCGGTTCGAGGGGCTCATCAATTACGTGTACCCCATCGCTCTTAATATTCGCCGCACGCATCATGCTGTAAGGGATCGTCTGATCGGGGCGATGTTTGAGCAAGTGAGCCTGTTCCAGCAAGCCGGGAAATCGTCGCAGATTTCCAAGTTATATCTGGCTGACGCTGGACTGGCGTACTTAAGGTATTTATTGCGTTTTCTTGCGGACGAACACCGGAGGCTCATCAGCCGTCACCAGCATGAGGTGGCGGCAATTCATCTAGCGGAAACTGGGAGAATGTTGGGCGCATGGATCAAAAGCAGGGCAGTAAAGGGATGAGCGTGGATAAAAGCGGCACTCGCACGTACGGCGCGAACTCCGGGTCGCGGGCTTCCAACTGGAACAACTATCCGTGGAACTCGAACTGGAACATCGGCTTGCGTGCCGCCTGTGACGACAGTTTTCACCCGCATCGAAGGGTTACGGCCATCGATGCAGATCATGTTGTTTTGTGGTCAGCTACGTCATCCTGCTTCGGCAAACACACTGATAGGTCAAGGGAACGTCGAGTAGTGAAACATCGAAAGACGGACTTGCATTATGGGTAAAAAATATCGAAACCTGATCGGGCAAATTGCCAGCATGCCGAACCTCTATCGCGCCTTTGAAAAGGCATCGAATGGAAAGCGCTATAGCGTCGGGTATCTTCAGTTCAAACAACACCTTGCGGCCAATCTCCGGATGCTGTCGGAGGCCATCCTCGATGGCAGCTACCGGCCGTCGCCGCCTAACGTGTTTTTCGTCAATGAACCGAAGCGACGGGAAATCTCCGCACTGCCATTTTCCGACCGCGTGGCGCAACACGCTCTGTGCGGCATCATCGACCCGCTGTTCGAGCGCACCTTCCTGCCAAATAGTTATGCTTGCCGCACCGGCAAGGGCACGCACGCAGCGGCAGTGGAAGCGCAGGCGATCATGCGGCGCGGCTATACGCACTGGCTCAAGCTAGACTATTCCAAGTATTTCGCCAGCATCGACCGCGCCGTACTGCACCGCGAAATCCGGCGCAAAGTGAGTTGTCGCAGAACCCTGACGCTGATTGAAGTGTTCCTGCCGAAGGATGGGCGCGGCCTACCCATTGGTAACATCACCAGCCAGCTGTTCGCTAATGTCTACGGGCATATACTCGACCGCCACCTGACGCACGCGCTCGGCATCAAGATGTGGCTGCGCTACATGGACGATACGGTGATTTTCGCGCATAGCCGCGAGGCGCTGGCTGTCCTGCAGCATGGCCTCAAGTGGTTTTCCGACGTGCGCATGGGCTTGGCGTTTTCGAAGTGGAGCATCGGTCCGGTGACGCAAGGCCTCGATTGGCTGGGGTACCGCATCTGGCCATCGCACAAACTGCTGCGCCGCCGCTCAGTCATCGCCGCCAAGCGCAAGATTTCCCACTACCGGGCAATCGGTAACGATCTATCCCTTGCTCGCTTCATTGCATCATGGCGCGGTCACGCCCGATGGGCGAACTCGTTCAACCTGCTTAATAAACTAGGAGTCTAACAATGACCCAATACGCATACAGCCCAGATACAGGGGAGTTGATCCGCACCGAGACCCCCGCCGACTGGATGGGAGTCACCGACCTTGCTCCGCCAGAGTTCGATAGCGCCATAGCCGGATGCTTCTGGCGCGGAACCGCATGGGAGATTGTAGTTGCTGATGTACCAGACAAAAATATCATATTGATCGCAGCAAATGAGGCGGCAATTCAATTGGCGCTCGATGCCAAGGCACAGGAACGCGGATACGACAACATCAAAGCCGCGAGCGACTATGCGGCGGATACGCCTGCCGTGCCATCGACTGACCCATA